CCGCACCACTGGAAAGCAGACGGTCAGACAGTTCCAATCAACGAGCCTTTTATCGTTGCCGGTGAAAAACTCATGTTTCCGGGGGATGACAGTTTGGGAGCGACGGCGAAAAATCTCCTTAATTGCCGGTGCGTCGAATTATAAATTTAGAGCCTATGAGCCGATTGAGAGAAATCTTGATCGGCTTTTACGTTGGCAAGGAAAAGCCTAACCCCACAAGTGAATGTGTAATAACGCAAAATCAGAGAAGATCAAACGCAAATTTATATGGCAGAGAAGCCATCAAAAAAACGCAGAAAGGAAACCAACATGAAAAACAAGATTATCAGTACACGTTTGAATGCAACACCTTTACCGATGAACTTACAGCATTTTGCAGAAGATCCGAATCCGACAGAACCGGCCGGCGGAGATCCGAATCCGACAGAACCGGATGAACCGGCCGGCGGAAATGATCCGTCAAACGGTGAGACCATTGAATCACTCATCGCACAGCTTTCGGCGGCAAAAGCGGAAAACGCAAAGCTGAAAAACACGAACGACAAGTTGTGTCAGAGCGAGGGACAGCTTCGCAAGCAGCTTCGAGCAAAAATGACCGCAGAGGAAGAAGCGGCAGAAGTCAAAGCAGAGGAAGAGGCAAAGCATAAGGAGTATGTTTCCGGTCTCGAGAAGGAACTTGCAATCATCAAAGCAACAGCAAAGTACGTGGAAATGGGATTTGATCCTACGTTGGCAGCAGAAACCGCAACCGCAGACTACGACGGTGACAAAGACACCGTCAATGCGAACATCAAAAAGATGATGTCAGATCAGCGCAAGAAGATGGAGGCGGAGCTGAGAGAGAAGTTGTTAAAGGAAATACCGGCACCGCAGTCTGGTAATCAGGGGAATGTTGATTATTCCAAGCAGATAAGCGATTCGATCAACGGCGGAGATTTTCACTCTGCGACGTTGGCAATACTAGCACAGGCCCAGGCACAGGGGCAGTGAAATACCATAGGAGGTAAAAGATCATGGCAGTAGCAACAAGTTTCGCAACACCTAATTTTAGCGGCTTGCTCTTTGCTAAAGGACAGGCAGCTACACCGTTCTCAACAATGATTGGTGCAAACCCTCTTACGACCAATCATGTTGAGTTTACGACAGGACAGTATTACAACACCGAGAAAGGTGAACAGCCGAACATTTCCGAAAATGCATCACTGACAGCACCGGAGCCGGAAGTAACAACAAGAAGTCAGCTCACAAACGTAACGCAGATCTTCCAAAAAGCAGTTTCAATCAGTTACGCAAAGCAGTCTAACATGGGGACTTTGCAGGGCATCAACGTGTCCGATCAGGAAGCAAATCCGAACGACGAGCTTGCGTTCCAGGTTGAGCGACGGATGGCGAAGATTGCACAGGATATCGAGTACACATTCCTGAACGGTAAGTTCAACAAGGCTACCACGGACTCCGAGGCTAATCAGTCCAGAGGCCTTTTGACAGCAATCACGTCAAACATCCTTGATATTGATGGAAAGCCACTTACATACTGGCTGGTCGCAGAGGGATTAAAGAGCATCCATGAGCAGGGAGTGAGCTTAGATGGAATCGTCCTCGGCGTAGATGCGACTACGATGTTGCAGCTTAACTACGATGCGGGCAAGAATAACTATACCATCGTTCCGAACGGCAGAGAGGTGAACGGTCTGAACATCACAACCGTTGTAACTCCACTTGGTGAGGTTGGAGTTACGTTGCTCGATTCTCTTCCTGGGAATACCGCAACGTTGTTCAAACCGTCGATTATGGCTCCAGTTTATCAGCCGGTTCCTGGCAAGGGTAACTTTTTTCTTGAACCGCTCTCCAAGACCGGTGCGGGCGAGACATACCAGATCTTCGGTCAGGTCGGATTAGATCACGGTCCGGAATGGATGAGCGCGAAGTTCACGAATGTATCCGCTGATCTTCCGAGCACACTGAGCGCATCGGGGGAATAACAGGGTATAGCCTGCGTGGCAGTTCAGATTCTTCCTCTGATACAACCAAGTATACAGAGGAAGAATTAACAGCCATGACGGTGGCGAACATCAAGTCATTGGCGAGTGAGCGTGGCTATACCATAACCAAGACCACGAAAGCTGACATAATCGCTGAATTTTTAGCACAGCAGAATGAGTAAAGGAGTGAGGATGGATGAATTTAGAAGTTGCAAAGAAGATAGTCAGTGACGCTACTCTGAGTGATGACGATTTGTTCATCCTTATTTTGAAGGCACAGAGAGAGGCAACTAATCATCATTTCTGGAAGATGGATGACATACCGACTGACGAACAGAAAGAAGCGTTTCTGAGTAAGTACGAGTTTGAAATTTACGACATTGCAAAGGCCATGAACTCGGACGATGCAAGGGACGGCGAGGTATCGCATACAGAGCTAGGCGTATCGAGGTCGTGGGGAGAGACTGGTAATGTGACAGTCCAAAAGGCGCTTTCGAAAATTCCGCGAAAAGCCTACGTGATGTAGGAGGTTAGGAATGGGAGTGAGACTGAGGGATTTAAGAATCAATCAGGTGCCGTTCTGGTATCAAACATACGAGGGCGAGGTTGATGAGGTAGATGATGATGGAAACCTGACTGGTGAGACAATCAAAAAATATTCCAATCCAATCAAGGCACTTGCGAGGATAAGCCCAAATACAGGGCAGTCCGAAAGCAATCCGTTCGGAAAGAATACCGATTATGATAAATCCATTTCTACTGTTGTCCGTTTGCCGATTGACGAGTATTCCAAACTCTTTATCGACGTCGAACCGGTTATCAATGAAGACGGCTCGACCGATACGGAGCCGGATTATTACTGCGTGGTCCCAAAACACGACCTGCAGCAGAATGTATGGGCTGTAAAAAAGATAAAGGCGGTGGTTCCGTTTGGCAACGTTTAAGTCTGATTTGTCCTATGAAGGCCTTGGGAAACTGATTGATGAGTTGAAAGATTATAGGAACAGCCTTGATGACAAGTGCAACGAGATTGTGCGTCAACTCAAAGATATGGGAGTCGAGACGGCAAAAGAGTTATGTCCGGTGGACAAAGGCGACGCGAGGGATTCCATCGTTGGTTACATGGATGAATCCAATCACTCAGCAACGATTATTGCCGGAAGTCATTGTATTTACATTGAGTTTGGAACCGGCGTCGTAGGAGCAGGAAATTCCCATCCAAGTGCTGAATGGATAGCATTTATGTCGTGGGCGTATGGGAGCGGCGGAACAATTTTTACGACAAAAGACGGAAGAACTGGTTGGTATTATCCAGCGGATGACGGAACTTGGAAATTCACTGAGGGCATGGAATCCAGACCGTTCATGTACCAGACGGTGCAGTATTTGAAGAGCCAGAAAGAAAAAGTGGCAAAGGATGTGTTTCAGCAATGAGCGTCAAGGACAATTTCAACAGTTACTATACGAAACTGCTTACGGGATTGCAGGAAGAATACTCCACGATCAAAGGCGGCACGGTATACAAAGCAACTCCGCCATCATTCCCGTATATCTATTTCAAACAGATTAACGGGTCCACGGCTCTTACAACTATGTCATGCACAGAGGATGGAATAAATCTCGGATTGCAGGCTGAAATCTACTCAAATGTCAGTGGCTCGGACGCAAGGGAAATAGCAAACTGCGCAAGGAAAATCATGATAAGCCTTGGATTCACATGCAGCTATTTCAATTCTTCTGAGAACACAGGGGATACATCCATATTTCGGTTTATGACAAGGTTTGAAAAATTGGAGACATAACAAGCTTAATCTCTTGGGCTAGGGTCGCTACCGAAAAGCACAAGCCTAGTGCCTGCCCAAGATTTTAATATACATAGGCAACCTCTTAGGCAAGGGAAACAGCATAGGAGGTAAAAATAGCATGGCTAAATGTACAAATAAAACATTTCTGATGGTAAAGAAAGCCAGTGGATCATCTTTTGAGAAGCTGATTGACATTACACAGTACCCGGATTTGGGAGGAACAAAGGAAAAGCTCGACGTTACTACACTTTCAGATACGAAGAAACGTACAATAAACGGCATTGAGGACACAAGCGATCTTGAATTTGCCGCATGGTATGAGAAGGATGATTACGAGAAACTGCTTGCACTGGAAACAGCTGATTCCATCGACACCTACCAGTTATGGTTTGGCGATGACGGCGCAGACGGAATCTTTGAGTGGTCCGGCAAGATGGCGGTTTATCCGACAAGTGAAAGCTCCAATGCGGCAAGAGAGATGTCTTTCTCCATCACGGATGAGGGCGAGGAGGCTCTTCATTATGTAACAAGCAAATCAGAGTAGGCGAAATAAGAAAGAAACATGGGGTAGGTGATTCCCTACCCCTAAACGGACAAATAAACGAAAGGACGGTTTATTCATGAAAATTAACGGAATTTATTATGAAGATAAAGAACTTGATTTCACGAATGTTCTCTGCGATTTAGAGGACCTTGACATCGACATTATGAGCATGTCCGGAAACAATGTAAAGCCATTTACACTGTGCCGTGGAATCGTGTCGGTATACACTGGCGAGAAAGATTTAGCTAAATGTGGAAAGATACTGTCTGAACATCTGCAGAACGGAGGAAAGATAGATGATATTCTTGATCCGTTCACGGAGGCTATGGAAAACGCGGGTTTTGGCGGAAAGGCGGAGACAGTAAAACCTCAGCCGACCAAGAAAACAGAGAAGAAAGTAAAAGTGACAGTGGAAGAACAGGCAGATTAAATAAATCTGATTATAAAACATATCGTGAATTTGTTACAAAAGTTATCTTGCCAAATGCCTTAAATTGCGGATGCAGTTATGAGCTGTTTTGGCATTTGAATCCAAAAAAGTTGGAGCCATTTTATGAGGCAAATCGCCTAAGAACTAAAGAACAGACAACGATGCAGGATAGTTTCGCATGGCTACAAGGATTTTATGTGAGGGAGGCTTTTTTATCTTGCATCAACAGAAGTGTTTCATATCCTAAAAGCCCTATTGGGCTTAATAGGGATAATTTCTACAGCCAAGGCGAAGATGCTGAGAGCAGTAGTCCGCACCGCATGTCGGACGGACAGAATTTTGCTTTGTTCATGGTGAAACATAACAAGACAATCAAGGAAAAGAGGGCAAAGCAGAATAATAATGCTTGAATGTATGGGAAGATAGGTTGACGAACCGAAGATGTTAGTCCGGCATCGCTCTTCCCATATTTTCATATATACGGACGTACCACCCCACGGACAGGGTTATGTGAGGTGGAAAATGGCAGACGAAGCAATTGACAAAGTAAAAATTGAGATAGAAGCCTCTGCCAAGAATGCCGGGGATTCTATTGATAAGTTAATAAAGGAAATAAGCGCACTCCGAGAAGCAACCGGCAATATCGAAACAAGGAAATTATACGAATTATCCGGAGCAATCACATCGCTTGCAGAGGGCATGAAAAATATGCCGAAATTATCGGCGTTCACAAGCCTTGCAAGAGGGATTGAAAAATTAAAAGAGATAGATACGTCAGGTCTTGATAATCTGGCAAAAAGCGTTGGAAATCTTGCCAATTCACATCCGGATAGCTTGGAAGATTTGGCAATCGGCGTATTGGACCTGTCTGAGAGCATGAGGGGAATTCCAAGCGTCAAGTCTTTTGAAAGATTGTCGGATGGGCTGAACCGCTTAAATGAAACGGATATTTCAAACATTAGGAATATCAGTGAAGCCATAAATGAGTTGGCACAAAGCGTTTCATCCTTGAATGAAAGTGGAAGCAATGACATTCGAATCAACGTCAGCGCAGGCGGAGCGAACGCAGATAATTCAACACCTCAGACAGACAATGCTACTGCAGGAATGGAAAACCTGGCAGACGAAAGCGAAAGGGTCAGGAGAGCTACAGATGGAGTGACGGATTCAGTGAATGAAGCATCGAACTCCGTGAACCAAGCAGCGCAAGCGACATCTACATGGAGGAACCGTCTCAGCCGCATAGTATCTGTTCTGCAAACGGTGTCAAGTACGGCTGGAACTGGGGTAAGAAACGCATTGCACGCTTGCGCGGGTGCTATGGGAAAGGTAGGAAGTGCCGCTAAGACCATGGCATCTGCAACCGCAAAAGCCACAAAGGGTATCGTTTCATTCGCTTTGAAAGTAAAGTCATCACACAGTTTTCTGGGAACACTCACAAGCAAGGTGAAGAGTGCCGGAAAAGCACTTTCCGGTCTATCTAGCAAACTTAGCAAGGTTACGAGACTTTTCACATTCATGCTTTTAAGAAAAGCAATAACCGCTCTGTTTGACCAACTTGGAACAGCTTTCCAGCATTTGGCACAGAAGAGTTCGAGCTTCAATAAACAGATATCGTCTTTGATATCATCATGCAGCTATTTTTCCCATCAAGTAGCGGCCATGACGGCTCCGCTTCTTGATATGTTTGGACCGGCACTTACAACAATTATAGATAAGCTCGCAACAGCTACATCCTATATCAACCAGTTTATGAGTGCGCTTACCGGGAAGAACACATTCACATCGGCGAAAAAGGTAGCGACCGATTATGCGGCAAGTCTGGATAAGGCTACAAGTTCCGCGAAGAAATTGAGCGGCGTCCTCTCAATGGATGAACTCACTATCATTAACACGAACAGCGATAGTGGATCCGGAAATAGTTCAAGTGATTTAGAGGATTGTTATGAGGAACTGGCAGTCAACCAGGACATTCTTGACACTGTACAACAGTTACAAGATTTGATGGCAGAGCTGTTCGCTCCAATGAAACAATCGTGGGATGAAAATGGGCAGACCGTTACAGATTCTCTTTCCGGCGCATTGCAATCATGCAAGCAGCTTGCCGTTGATATGGGAACTACGTGGGCTACCGTATGGACAAATGGGACAGGTACGGAAACTTTCGAAAATATCCTGGAGCTACTTACCAGCATTTCAAACTGGATTACAAGCATTGCGACAGCGTGGGATGAAGCATGGCAGAACAAGGGCGAAGACTATGTGCAGTCCAAGTTCGACAAGCTGAACGCTATTCTATCCCTTATAACAACGATTGGTGAATCGTTTCGTACGGCGTGGGACAGTGGTTCCGGACAGGAAGCGATAGAGAGCATCTATCAAATTCTCACGAACTGCAACAAAACCGTTACAAGCCTTGCGAAGAACTTCAAGAAAGCATGGGATAATGCCGGAACAGGAGATGGAATTGCCCAGGATATACTTGATATTTTCAATCTGGTGCTTGGGTGCATCGAGGATATTACTGACAGCACAAGCGAATGGGCGGACAATCTTAATTTCGAGCCATTGCTGAAAAGTATCAAAAATCTGCTGGATAAGATAAAACCCGTAGTTGAAAAAATCAGTGATGCACTCTCATGGGTGTGGGAAAATGTGATACTTCCGCTTGGAAGTTGGGCAATCGAAACCGTTTTGCCGGACGTGATCGACGCGGTAGCAGCTGCGTTTGAAGCACTTGACGCTGTTCTGGAAGTCCTGAAACCAATCTTTAAGTGGATTTGGAAACACATGTTGCAGCCTCTTGCAGAGTGGACCGGCGGAACAATTGTAGAAATCATTGAGGGAATCACATCCGTCTTTGAGGGCATATCCGATGTATTCAAGAAAATCTCCGATGGAGAGGATTGGGGTTCCATTGGTACTTATATATGGGAAGGGCTCATTAACGGAATCAAGAATGTAGGAGAATGGGTCTGGACTAAGTTGAAGGAAGCGTTCTGGGGAATTGTTGATTTTGTAAAAGACCTTTTCGGCATTCATTCCCCATCTACTGTGTTCAAGGAAATTGGCGGATACATCGTTCAAGGTCTGATAGGAGGTATTTCTGGAAAGTTTTCTGACTGCATGGCGAAAGTGAAGGAATGGGCCGGCAAAGTCAAAGACTGGTTCACTGGCGGCGATGGGAATGGGAATATTTTTGAGAAGTTCAAGGGATTTGCGAGCGACATCGTTTCCGGTTTCAAAAATAAGGTAGGAACAACATATTCCACTGTCAAGGAGAACGTGACAACGTGGGCCGGAAAAGTTAAGGATTGGTTCACCGGTGGAGACGGTGATAGTGGAATCGTTGGCAAGTTTAAATCCTACGCTGGAGGGATTATTTCCGGGTTTAAAGATAAGGTCAGCGGCACATATACCACGGTCCGTGGGAAGATGACAACTTGGGCAAACGATGTAAAGAGTACATTTGAGGGAACAGGAAGCAACAAGCTGTCGGAAAGGTTCAGGACAATCGCATCAAACGTTGTGAGTGGTTTCTCGGGTGGAATTACGGATTTTCTAAAGGATTCTATTGATACGGTTAAGAATTGGGCAGGCAGCGTTGTATCTGCTGTAAAGGATAAGCTTGGAATACATTCTCCATCAAAAGCGTTTGCAAAGCTGGGTGAATACACGGTTGCTGGGTTCAACGAATCTATCGACAAATACGGTTCATCGACCAGTGATGTCATGCAGGATTGGGTGGATTCCTTCTCTGATATGTCAATAAAAGTCGGTGTTGGATTATCCGTGGATGACAGCGAACTAAGCAAGCTGAAAAACGATTATGGCTTTAACCGCCAGATGGATATTAACGCGATGGCAGATTACATGAACGAAAGCCTGCAGGCGAACAATGGAAACGATCAGCAAATCGAGTTATTGCGAGAACAGAACGAGTTGCTGCAGCAGATACTCGACAAAGACATATCCGTATCGGGCGACGAGGTTTTCAGTACTGTGCGGAGGAAAGCAAATGATTATTTCCGTGTAAACAGAGAACCTGCATTTGAATTTTAAGGGAGGGTTGGACAATGGCATACGCTGGCTTCCTCATAAAAGTGGGGAATTACACCATCCCCACCGAGTACATACAGTTTAAGACATACAAAACAAAACTTTCCGTGGTAGATGTTGACAGTTACCGAGATGCAGATGTTAAACTACACAGATTTGCTTCGGAACATACACTCAATAAAGTGGAGTTCAATACCATTTATCTTACGGACGATAAAATGGATGCTCTTATGTCAAATATAAGGGAAAATTATACTGTTGCAAAGGAACGAAGAATGATTGCGACTGTTTTTTCCCCTGAACTTGGCGATTACATGACACAGGATGTGTACCTTGCAGACCCGGAGTATACCATTTATAACGTTGTTGGAAACAGGATACTATATATGCCTACGCGGCTTGCATTTACTGCATATTAAAGGTAGGTGAGCATTGATGATTGATTACGCATACGCTACGTTATTTAAAGCTGATACAGTAGGAAGAGAGCTTACAATAGCATCTGATAATATCACATTACACAATGAAGATATTTACTCAGAACAATTTGAATTGAGCGAAATCCTATGTGATAGTAGTGGGCTTACCTTTGGAAGCTGCAAGCCGAGTACACTAAAATTTAAGGTTGCAAACATCACATCCATAAAAGACCAGTGGCTTACCGTTTCTGAGATTATTGATAACCATACAGACGAACCATTTATACTTGGAAAATATAAGGTATACTCAGAAGATTTGTCTGCCGACCGTAGATATCGTGAAATTGTATCTTACGATAAAATGTACGACATTTTAAATGCAGAGGTTTCGGAGTGGTATAACTCTATTTTGCCGGATGATAGTAGCAAAGTTTCTATGAAAAAATTCCGTAATAGCTTTTTTAACTATTTTGGAGTTGAACAGGAAGATGTGTCTCTCCCAAACGACGATATGACCGTTGAACGGACGATTTCTCCATCAGAGCTAAGTGGGAAAACTGTAATCACGGCTATATGCGAGATAAACGGATGTTTCGGACATGTCGGTCGAGATAGTAAGTTCCATTACATTTTCTTGAAAGAAATGGTGGAAGGGATTTACCCATCTGCGACCCTGTTTCCAAGTGATAATTTATATCCGCGAAACCCTATGAATGCAGAAAGAATTTCGCCAAGCACCTATATATCTGTTGATTATAAGGATTTCAAGACAGAAAAGATTACAAAAGTGCAGATACGGCAGGAAGAAAACGACATAGGGTGCATATATGGAACGGGTGACAATTGCTATATTATCCAAAATAATTTCCTCGTATATGGGAAATCGACAGATGAACTCGAACAAATTGCATCTAACTTTTACGATACCGTAAAAAACGTGAGTTACAGACCTGTTACCAAAATTGAGGCTATGGGGAACCCGTGCTTAGAGGTTGGGGATGGGATTCGACTTCCAACAACGTATGACATTATATATACATATATACTGCAAAGGACGCTCAAAGGTATTCTTTCGCTGAGAGATACCTATGTGGCAAACGGCGAGCAGTATCAGGCAGAGAATGTTGATTCTATCCGCGAAAGCATTGTGCAGCTTAAAGGTAAAACAAATGTCCTAACACGGAGCATCGAAGAAACAAAAAGCCAAATCAGTAGCCTTGATACCAATGTACACAAAGACATCAAAGAGCTTGATGAACAGACTCAGAAGGATATCCAAAAAGCGTTAGAGGATGCCGGCGCATCAACAGATGAAAAACTGAAATCGTATACGATTACTACGGAAATGAATTCGGCAATCAGTCAGAGTGCGGAAGAAGTTAAGTCCGAAGTGTCCAAGACCTACACGACAAAGACGGAACTGGAAGAATCTGTTGCAGACGCAATCAGTACGGCAAGCGAGGATGCGGTGACTAAAGCGGATGCCGCATTGGAAAGCGCAAATAACAGCACAGACGAAAAACTTAAGTCTTATACAACGACAACAGCGATGGAATCGGCGGTAAAACAGAGTGCAGAGGAAATTACACAGACTGTTACAAAAACAATTGGATATGAAGTATCTGATTTGATTGTGAACGGTGATTTTTCGGATGGACTGAACGGGTGGATAAGTTCTGAACGTGCATATTTGAGCACATATGATGGATATAACTGTGTTGCACTTCAAGGTGGAGGCTTATCATTATCTACCATTGGAAATATTGCGCAATCTATTGATATACCAATGGATGGAAACTATAAATTAAAATTTAATTATCATGCAGAAGACGGTACATCAGTATCAATTGTGCAGTTACGTATCTGGGTAGATAGCGAGACTGTAGATACAATAAACTGGAAACTAGGAACGTCTACAGGAACGAAGGAATATGAATCCGAAATACAATTAACAAAAGGTTCTCACGAAATTAAAATTGGAGCCCTTAGCGTTTCGGATTATCAATTCTATGTTTGGAACATTTCTCTACCATCAAGTACTGTAGCGGAGAATTTGCAATCACTATTCGAACAGACAGTTAAATCCATCACTCTTAAACTGACGGATAACGCAGATCATACAACAGGAATTGAGATAACGCTTAACAACAAAGATGGCGAAGAGGTTGCATCGGACAGCGGGACGATAACACTGACAGGCGATGTGGTTTTTAAGTCAAATTTGACCGACGGCACGACACAGATAAGCGGAAATAACATTACAACAGGTACAATATCCGCTGACAGGATTGATGTAGACAATCTTGAAGTAAAAAAAGGAAAATTTACGGAGACGTTTTCAGTAAACACTTCCGGCGGAATTATTGAAATGACAGGGGATACTGTAAAGATTCAGCCTGCAAATAGTAGCAATTTTTTCTTACTTAATTCGAATGGAACAGTTACAGATGCGTTATATACATTCGCCGTTATATCGAGTAAAGACCTTGAGTTAAGTTCAACAGAAGGAACAGTTGTACTTCAAGGGATAAAACTTGCACTGTCAAAGCAAGACTGTACTAACTACGGGACTGCGAATTGCTTTACGACTTTGGGAATAACCTTGCAATATGCCGCTTCCGATTTACGTTTAAAGGACTACATTGATGATTGCGAGATAAATGCCATTGATTTAATAAAACAAATCAAAATGCATCAATTCGACTGGAAAGAAGA